TCCTTAAGAAAATGGACAAGGTCAACAATGTTGACGAAGAGTTTGCAACTCACTTGGTTACTTGGAGTGATGTCATTCGTAAAACATATTACGAAGGCGCTATCGACGAACTTATTTCAACTAGAAGGTTGGAACACATTGTAAATGCTTTTGCCGTGTTTGGTGACAAGCAGAAGGCTGTTCAACTTTGTGTTAATAGGTTCGACGAAGACACAAAACAGGCATTCATTGATTTGTATGCCAAGGTTGACCCTAGTGTTGAACTAGATGAAACCGAAGAAACTGAACAGGAGATACATGAAGATGGCGAAGAATAAAACGCCTGAGTATAAGTTCAACGAAGGAGCTCTCATAGAAGAGCTCCGTTCGTATATCGACGCCACTTATACAGGCCATTACAGTCGAAACAAATTTCAATCAACGGAATTTATCAGTGATTGTGGACACGGAATAGGATTTGCAATAGGCAACATACTCAAGTATGCACAACGCTATGGGAAAAAAGGCAACCCAGAAGACTTTAGAAAGGATCTTATGAAGGTTCTACACTATGCAATTATTGCCTTGAACGAACACGACAACAAGGTAACAAAACATTATCTTGACGAGTAACCGATGGCGTTCGTTGTCGGTTCCCCCTGTGTAGGATGTAAAGATACAAAGTGCGTAACAGTCTGCCCCGTGGACTGTTTCCACGAAGGCCCTAACATGCTAGTAATCAATCCAGACGATTGTATCGATTGTGGATTGTGTGAACCAGAGTGTCCTGTAAATGCTATATGGAGTGAAGATGAAGTCCCTGCTGAGGAGATAGAGTTCATAGAAATAAATGCCAAAAAGTGTTTTGAATGGCCTGTTATAGATGAAGAGCAAGAGCCTATGGCACATAAATCTCCATACAGCACATTAGAGGCAATAAAAGTAGTCCAATTAGACTAAATAAAGAGCAAAGATATTATAAATAAGAACATAAGCAACAATTATTTAAGGAATCAATTATGGCGTATACAGTAACAATGGAATTCACAAGACCCAACGAAGAGACTGCAATGGTTACTATGGCATCTATGAGTGGTGGTGAAGCAGCTAATACAACTACACAGGCAATGCTTGAATCTGTAGGACTTACAAAAACATTTGAAGTAGATGGATTAGTGGTTAAAGTTATCTATACAGCAGCAGACAAAGCAGCCTATGAGACAGCAAGAGACTCAATTATTGCAGAAAACGGAACAACGGTAAATCCTTCTACAGGAATACCAACAGCATATAAACAAGCATGCCAGGATGCTGGTATCACTTGTCATATTTACGACTCAGATGGCGTAACCATAAACAACTGGTAAAAACATCTAAATGGTCCTATGGACCGTTGACTTTTAGTTATGTAGAGCCTATAATGTATAGGTTAATTTGGAGAATATATTATGAAACTAAGCAAAGATACTCTTGATGTTCTCAAGAACTTCGCGACAATTAATACGAACATTCTAGTTCGTGAAGGCAACACCCTCTCTACAATTAGCACAGGTAAAAACATATTTGCCCGTGCTGAGATTAAGGAGGAGTTTCCTAAAGAATTTGCAGTCTATGATCTTAATAGTCTGCTTTCCCTCCTGACTGTTATGGAAGACACTGATGTTAGCTTTGGAGACGAAAGTCTTACAGTTAGCAAAGGCAGTGCTAAGTTTGAATACTTTTATGCAGATCCTAACATTATTGTTAGTGCCCCTGACAAGAGTATTGAAGTGGACAACTTCTTTCAGTTTGATTTATCTAAAGATGACATTGACATGATTATGAAGGCAGCAGCTATTACAGCAGCTCCTATGTTATCTGTGATAGGTGATGGCAACGAAGTGGTTGTTACAGTAGGAGATCCTGCTACGCCTAAGTCTAATTCTTTTAGACAGGTTATAGGCACAACTGACAAAACATTTGACGCTAGACTAGCTGTTGAAAACTTTAAGGTTGTTCCTTCAGGTTATACTGTTATCTTATCTACTAAGAAATTTATGTTCTTAGAGAGTAGTAAAGGTGACTTAAAATATTGGTTGGCGCTTGAGCGTTCTTCCACACTATAGGAGTCGAGATGGACGAAAATAAATTAGAAGTAACTATCCGTGAGGCAACGAACGGATGGATTGTGGAGTTGAATAGGGAGGGAGAGACTATTGAATATATCTTTACTAGGCCTAACCCTGCTATCAACTTAGTTAGAAAAGTAATGAAGGGTGAACTAGACCCTTTTAATATGGGAGATGAAGATGAGTAATCTTACACCTACTGTTCCTGATTTTGAGATTACTAAAAGAGTCTTAAGATCTGATACAGGAGATTATGAATGGGTAAAACTTAACAAGGCAAATTTATTTGACGGCAAGCGTGTCGTTATTTTTGGTTTGCCTGGTGCTTTTACCCCTACATGTTCTACACAGCAGTTACCAGGATATGAAAAAATGTATTCTGACTTTAGAGCTGCTGGTATAGATGACATTTACTGTTTTACAGTTAATGATTGCTTTGTTACAAATGAGTGGCAAATTGATCAGGGTATTGTAAATGTAAAAATTATTCCAGATGGTAGTGCAGAGTTCACTATTAAGATGGGTATGGATGTTCGTAAGGACAATCTAGGATTTGGAATCCGTTCTTGGAGATATGCAGCTATTATTGACGAAGGACAGCTTGTACAATCATTTGTAGAGCCAGGATTCAAAGATAATGCTGAGGGTGACCCTTATGATGTAAGTGCACCTGAAGTGGTACTTGATAGCGTAAAGGCTTATGGATGGCCTAGTAAGTATGAAGAAAAGGCTGAAGGAAAACAAATAGAACTTAATTTCTCAGAAACGACAGATGTCAAGGAGACTTTTTCCTAGACCTTTTACCCCTCGGAAAAAATGGCCGGTATTTTGGAGCAAAAAAAGTTCGCCGTAAATTGGAGACAGTATGACAACACCACAACAATTCTTATGGGTTGAAAAGTATAGACCCTTAAACATTAAAGACTGTATTTTGCCTGAGGCTGTTAAGAAACAGTTTCAGCAGTTTATTGCTAAGGGAGAAGTCCCTAACTTATTATTAAGTGGCACAGCAGGTACAGGTAAAACGACTATTGCTCGCGCTTTATGTAATGAGTTGAATTGTGATTACATTGTAATTAATGGTAGTGATGAAGGTAGACAGATTGATACCCTCAGAACTAAAATTAAGCAGTTTGCCTCAGCTGTCTCATTTGAGGGTAAGACTAAGGTTGTGATACTAGATGAGGCGGACTATATGAACCGTGATAGTGTACAACCAGCCCTTAGAGGGTTCATAGAACAGTTTGCTGAGAACTGTAGATTTATATTTACATGTAACTATGCTAATAGGCTTATAGACCCTTTGCACAGTAGAACAACGGTTATAGACTTTAAACTAGCACCCTCAGATCGCCCTAAATTAGCTGCTAAGTTCCTTACAAGGATGGAGTACATATTAGGTATCGAGGGTGTAGAGTACTCTCAGAGGGTACTAGCGGAGCTCCTAAACAAGCACTTTCCTGACTACAGAAGGGTGATAAATGAGCTACAGCGATACTCTGTAGGGGGTGTTATTGATGAGGGTATACTAAGTAACTTCCAGGAAGTTAATGCTAAGGCCCTTATAGAGAGCCTCAGAGAGAAGGATTGGCGTAAGATGAGGCAATGGGTAGCTAACAATGTAGACACAGATCCTCAGGCTATATTTAGGCAGGTATATGATATACTGCTCCCTGAGGTTAAGAGTCCTGCTCGGTTGGTACTCGATATTGCAGATTATCAGTACAAAGCAGCTTTCGTGGCAGATCAGGAAATTAACTTGACTGCTTGTTTGACACAAATCATGGTAGATTCGGAATTTAAGTAAAATGGCAAAAGACGCCTGGTTACAAATTAGAGTAGAAAAGGCCTTGAGAGAAGAAATCAAGAAAGAGGCCAAAAAGAGAGGTGTAAGTGTTTCAGAAATGATGTTGGACGCATACAAAAATCTTAAGGAAGGGAAATACATTGACTTTAAATAAATTGTGGAGATTGTGGGCAAAATCATTAGGCGACAAAGCATCAGATAACAGTAAAGATGCAGATATGGTGGCCATTATGAGGTCCATCGTTGTCCTAGTAAATTTTATAACTTGCTTTTTTATTATTGCAGGTGTAATTAGACATTTTTAGATATGGTAGAATTTGAAAACTTAAACGACCCTCAGGCAATAAAAGAGGCGTTACTAAATGAACTCGTTGTCGTGATTAGAGGGCAAGATATAACACCTGAGGAGGAAATAGCATTTTGCCAGAGTATAGGTAAATGCCAAGGTCCTTATAGGAGTGAAAGATCTAAACATATTGCTCTAAACGATCATATATTGAGAGTAACAGGACAAAAGAACGAAGAAGGCGAGGAAGGCTTATTTGGACATGTCGACGCTTTGGACTGGCATGCTAATCAGGCAAGTAATAAAGAAAGAGACCCCCTTATTTGGCTATATGGTAAATCAGGTACTCGAGGAAGTAGGACAAGTTGGATAGATAATAAGAAGGCGTATGAAGATTTACACCCTACTATACAAGAGTCGTTGAAAAAGATACAAATTACCCTAGGATACAAAACAGGTAATTATAGTGATAGTAAATATTTTAGAGATCATCACAATGAGGAAGATCCTTTTAATTTGGTCCATACTAACGCAGCAGGAAAGACAGGATTGTACTTTCCTTTCCTACAAATACTAGGTATGGTAGGAAAAACAGAAGAAGAGTTTAATGAAATAATGGATATGCTAAAAGAGCATGTCTTACAGGATAAATACAGATACGATCACTATTGGGAAGATGGTGATATCGTAATAAGTGAACAATGGTTATCTATTCACAAAAGATGGAAGTTCGATGATATGGAGAATAGAGTATTACACAGGATAGCGTTTAATTATGAGTGATGCAATACTAGAAGGTTTTGGAGACCCTATTAAGGAGATAGATGAAAGTGAGTTTGAACACAAGCTCAAGAAAATCTCTCCTTTTGACTT